CAGATGGTAATGAACAGTTTAAACAAGCAGTTCATGACTATACTGTTACAGGCCTAGGTTATTTTTATGCCTATATAGAACCTGAAGCCGATTATGGTAGAGGGGAAGTAATGTTTACTCATGTAAACCCATTTCGTGTTTATGTAGACCCTGCTTCTAGAGACAGGTACTTTAAAGATGCAGCAAATGTATTGTTGTCCACAATACTTACAAAAGAACAAGTTTTAAACTTATATCCAGATGTAGCTCCGTTTTTAGAAGACATAGAAACATATAATATGTCTGATATATATAGCGATTATCCAGATTCCTTAAATAAAAATTCAAATGCTGTATTTACTCCTGCTGAAGTAGATAATAAAGATTGGAAATCTACAATAGGAAACAGATATAGAATTATTGAAAGATTTAGTAAAGTAAGAGTTCCTTATTATAGAGTAGCAGATAATCAAACTGGACAAGAAAAAATTATGAGTTCTGAAGCATTTAAAATGTTTATGGAAGAAAATGAAAGATTATTTGAAATGAATGTTTATGAGTATGTAGAAATACCACAAACAAGAATTAAAGTAACAGCATCTATAGGACAAGTTCTTCTATATGAAACTATATTAGATACAGATACATACCCTATTATTCCTATACCAAATATTTGGACTAATACACCATACCCTAAATCAGATGTAAATAAAGTTAAAGATATGCAAAGATTATTAAACAAACTATTTTCTTTAGCTTTAGCACATGCTCAATCATCTGCAGGTTTAAAATTACTTGTTCCTCAAGGAAGTGTAGAAGATTTAAGACAATTAGAAAAAGATTGGGCAAACCCTAATGCTGTGTTAGAATATGACCCAAGTTATGGAGAACCTCATTTTCCATCTCCTCAAGCATTATCTGGAGAATTTTATGCTTTAATTAATCAATGTGAAAGATATATTGATTTAAATTTTGGTGTTCCTGAATTATTGCAAGGAATGAAAGAAGGTGCTCCTAATAGTGTTAGAGGAACAATGTTACTTGCACAAATGGGAGAAGGTAGAGGTGCTGCTAAATTGAGAGATATAGAAATGTCTTTACAGCAATTAGGAAAAGTACTATATCAACTTGCTAAAGGACATTATACTTTTGAAAAGAAATTTAGAATAGTACAACCTAATAATGATATTACAGAATTTGCTATTAATAATAGATTATATGACGATAAAACTAATTCAATTTTAGCTATTGAAAATGATTTAACCTCAGGACAATTTGATATTAAAATTGTTGCTGGGTCAACAATGCCTTCAAATAAACATGCAGAATATCAAATGTATTTAGAAGCATATCAATTAGGATTAATTGATAAGGTAGAAGCATTAAAGAAAACAGAAATATACGACAAAGAAGGTGTATTACAAAGAACTGGAGAAGTTCAAAGATTACAAGGTATAGTAGCACAGCTACAAGACCAAATAAAGATTCTTAATGGAGACTTACAAACTGCTCAAAGAGAATCAGTACAAGATAAGAAAAGAGTTGAGGTACAGAAATTTAAATCTAGCCTTGATAAAGTTGTTACTGGTGCTGGTGCTCAACAAAAAGTCAATATTGAGAAAGAGAAACTAAAACGACAACAACAGGTGACGGCTGGAGTAGATTCATTACTGTCTGAGGATATTGGTGAATAATAAACAGCACATCAAGGAGAAGTTATGAGTGAATTAGTACAAGAAAATGTACAAGAACAAGCTTTAGAAGGTTCTGAAACTTCTGAAAATAATGTTATAAGTGAGTCTGAGTATCAAGAAGATGTGAGTTCAGACGAGGTTGGTCAAGAAGACGAATCTCGTAAATTCCAATCGATGTATGATAAAGCTGAGGCTGAGCTAAACAAATTAAGACCAGTAGCACAACTATTTCAGGATAATCCTGAGCTGGTAGATGTTGTTAGAAGCCACTTATCAGGGGGTAAGGAACAGGAAAAAGAACAAGTTAAATTAACCGAAGAGGAATTTAATCCGTGGGATGCTTACACAAATCCAAATTCTCCTTCTTATCAATTAAGAAAAAGCGAAATTGAGACAGCAGTTCAATCCAGAATGGATGACTATATGTCAAGATTAGATGCTCAAAGAGCTGTAGACAATCTACAGTATAGAGCTCAATCTGATTTTAATCTTTCTAGAGAAGAAGCTGAGCAATTTGTTGATTTTGTAACCAAACCTAAGGAACAACTTCCTCTAGATACTTTATTTAATGTCTGGAATGTTAGAAATGGCAAACAGCTTAAAGAAGCAAATAATATTAAAAGTGTTAAAAACACACAGCAAAAACCTAAATCAGCAGGTTTAATACAAGGTGGAGAACCACCTAAGCCTTCTGATGAAGATAATATGTGGAATAATATTATGAATGCCTCTAGTCATAATAGCATTGGAAGAAGTATCAAAAAGTAATTATGCTAAGGAGGAAATAAATGGCAATTACAAGTGGACAGTTAAATGCTAATCAGTTTAAGAATGTAAACGCTGCAACTGGTTCTGACGCTTCCAATAATCTTGACCAAAGACGATTGTATAATTTTTCTGATAGGATTGCTGAACTAGCACCTGAAGAAAGTCCGTTTTTCGTCTATTTGTCAAAGACAGCAAAACTTCCTACTGATGATTCTATTTTCCGTTACCTAGAAGATAGAAGCAAAGTGGACTACACAAGTAGAGAATTTTTGGTTAAAGGAGCTGTTGGAACAGTAGCTGCAAATACTGACTACAATTTTGTAGTAGATACTGCAGGTGGTGATTCAGTAGATTGGCTTATTAAAGGAATGGTATTCGCAGTTAGAACAACTGGTTCTGCTGCAGCAGATGTAGGTTTTGGACAAGCGATTGTTAGAATCGAATCTGCACCGACAGATGGTGGTAGTGACACCAGCTTTACAGGAAAATGTATTAGTGTATCTGGAGCTTCTGGAGCAAATACAGTTGCTGATAACGACAAATGTCAAGTTATTGGTAGTGCGTTTGCAGAAGGAACTGGCTCACCAGATGTATGGTCAAACACCATAGATGATGGATTTGGATATACTCAAATCTTTAAAACTGCAGCTGAAGTTACTAACACAGCTTATGCAACTCGTATGCGTGGATATGCAAATGAGTTCGAGAGAGTACTTGCACTCAAATTGAGAGAACATAAAATAGACATCGAAAGAGCTATGTTGTTCAATCATAAAGCAAGAAGTAATGGTATTAACTACACAGAAGGTATTGTTGGACAAATTATCAAAAACAGTACTTTTAAAACAGGAACAGACAATTTAGAATATTCATCAGGAAAAGCTTATGCTCGTTCAATGACACAAGCTCAACTGACTTATGATAGATTGCTTTCTGATTTAGAAGTAATTTTTGACCCAGCAAGAGGAGGCTCAAGTGAAAAACTTGTTATGGCTTCTTTACCTGTAGTTACTTTATTTAACAAACTTGCCGACGGTGCGTTTATTGACGCTTCTGTTGGACATTCAAATGCACCATACAGGGTTCAAATGGACCATTCTGATGGAGCATTTGGTCACAAAGTGATGGCAATTAATACAGTTCATGGAGACATGTATATGGTTAAACAACCTCTATTTAGAGGTCACTCAGCAGGGCTTATGCTTATGGCTGATATGTCTAAACTATACTACAGACCTTTAGTAGGTAACGGTATTAATCGTGATACTCAAGTTCAAACAAATGTACAAGCAGCAGATGAGGATTTAAGAAAAGATATGATTCTTACCGAAGCTGGTCTTGAAGTATGTTTACCTGAGGCACATGCACTATTTAATGTGGAGGGCTTATAAAATGAGAAGTAGTTATTTAGAGCAAAATAGTGGTGTTAGTGATTTAAAGCTAAAAGTAGAAAATGTAGCAGCAGCTAGAACTTTAACTGCAGCTGATTCTGGAAAAGTGTTTACACTTGACCAATCTTCTGCTTTTAGTATCACATTACCAACAGCAGCAGCAGCTGGTGCAGGATGGCACGCAAAGTTCATCGTGACAACAGCTGATTCAAATGCAGTAAAAGTAATCCCTAATTCAGCAGAAGATACCTTAATTGGTATGATAACTTCAGCAGACTCTTCAGGTGGAGAATCTGCAGAATCAGGAGTTGATGAATTAGTTTGGGCAGCTGCAGCAGTAGTTGGCGATTGGGCTGAGTTAGTGTGTGACGGTTCTAACTTCTATGTAAGTGGACAACAACACGATAACGACCATATGACACTATCATAAACTAATCCGTGAGGATTAACAGTTTTGAGTACTGTGGGGTTGTTCGTATAAAGGTTCAACCCCGAACACTCTAAGAATTTTAATTTATAGGAGAAAACGATGGCAGTATATAACTCAAATGTAAAAATAGTTATTAATGATATAAGCGATGCAGCAGATACAGTATCTGGCTCTTTAGCAGCAGATATTAAAGCAGCAGTAAATGCTTTGGATAGCACTAGTGAAGCAATTATAGATATTTCAGTTGTTAAATTAGACCGTTCAAGAGTGGCTTATATAATTCTATATACATAATAGATGAATTGTCAGCATTGCAACAAACCAAACAAAGAAGGAATGTTTAATTGTCCTTCGTGTGGTAAAAGAGCACATCCACCAAAGTGGAGTACTCAATTTGTTGTAAGAGATACTCCTATGGCAACAGCTATTAGAAAAGACCAGATTGAATTTGGCACAAGAGATATGAATACACATATAAAAGAAGTACAAAAGAAAAATGAAGCAGATGCTAATAAAAGGCTTCATAATTCTGTTAAATGGGATGATAGCCCAGTAACAATTAAAAGTGGAGGATAATATGTATAAAAGAAAGAAGAAGAAAAAGAAGAAATATTAATGCGTGGTTTAAGACAACAGATTACAAGAAGAACTAATGGAGCTAAAAAAACTAGACAAGGTTTAAGTAAGCAAACCATTTTTGGAAGTATTCCAGATACTAGCCACATGTTTGTATCTAGCAAAAGTTTAAATAGATATAAAAAGAAATATAGAGGACAAGGTAAATAATGGCAACATTTCAAACACAATTACAAAATATATTAGGAGCACAAGATAATCCTGATACTACAGCTATGTCTGATTGGTTGACTGCTGGAGCTAGAAAAATTTTAGATGTTTTAAGTCCTACAAAATTACAAAGAATAGTTAGTTCTGAAGCTTTTACTAATACAGTAGATGTAGAAGGCAAAAAAGTTATATCTGTATCTAGAAAAGATAATACTAATAGTGACCGTTTTATGCCTTGCAGATTAATAGCTCCTAATCAAAGAGGAAGGGTTCTTGATAGTAATTATATGGAATATGCAACAAGAAATGACCCTGCTTATCTTATTGATGGAGATGTGTTAGAAATTTTTCCTGATACAGAAGCAAGCAATGATGGTAGATTAGATTATATTAATACTGCAATAACAGTTTCGTATAATTCAAGTTCTATAGACCAATTTCCAGATGAAGCAGAAAAAGCTGTTGTTTTATATGCAGCAAGAAATTATGCACAAAGATTAATGACCGATGTTATGGCTAATAGTGATATTCCTAAT